AGGCACAAAAGGTTCGAGTGGCTCTGGCGTGTTTAGGACTCTGGATACCACTTGTTCAAATGGTGCGTTAATTGGTTCGATTGGCTTTGTGACTTTAGGCGGTGACATTGGTCAACTCCTTCCCTTTTTAGCCAACCTTGCCAGTTTTCTCTGGTGGATCGGTCTTGGCCGTTGCTGCTTTCTCTCCCAGCGTGAAACTGTGAGGACATCCACATCGAGAATATCGGCAAATTCCTGCTGAGAGTAATGTAGTCTCTTTCGTAGCTCTTTTATTTTATCACTATCCATATCCATAATCACCTACCTACCTACTGCCAGGCTATCGCTCGGTTCTCAGTGTTAGCAAAGAAGTCCCAGAAGGTTGTCTCCCTTGCCTTGGCGTAATCAGCCCAGTGTGTCTCCCTTGCCTTGGCGTAATCAGCCCAGTGTGTCTCCCTTGCCTTGGCGTAATCAGCCCAGGCTTTCTCCCTTGCCTTGGCGTAATCAGCCCATGCTTTCTCCTTTGCCTTGGCGTAATCAGCCAAGGCTGTCTCAGATAGCAAGGCTGTCTCAGATAGCAAGTCTAGTAGAGCTCCCATATCCCTGAACTCGCCTTGTTTTATTGCCTCGACCAAGATAGAGGGGAAGTTATCAGGATTAGAGAAATCGGTACATTCCCAGTTCTCGCCCTGCCCTTCTCGCAGGTGGAAGTATTCTCGAATAGCTGCATGGCCAATGAGGTCAGCCCCGCCGTATTTCTCCTGTAGGAGTTTACCTCTTGGTGTATCATGGATAAGGTGAGTGGTAAGATAGTACCACTTGTCGTTACCGAATTTGTCTTTGTCTTTAACCGCACTTAGGAACTCACACATATTTCAATCCCTCCTTTATTGCTGGTTAATATCTATAAAGGTTTAACATTTTTATAGCACCAAGCACCATGAGAGCTGTCCATGCAAGTCCGTGGAAAATTTCTAGGACGTACCCACCATTGGCAAACCATGCCGAGAAACTTCTAGCATCTATGTCATCTAAATCTTTCTCCAGGTTGATTAACCCCATTTGATAGCTTTCATCAACAGCAGTCTGCTCTGCCAGAGCTTCTGCTCGTTGCGTCAATCCATCAATTATGCTCACATAGGTTTCCATATCTGATGCGGGGTATTTCCATATTGTGTAATACTGACCATCAACCCTATTCTTGGCGTATAAGGCTGCTTTATACTCTCCAAGAAACTCTGCTACTTGCTCTGGATTACCAGCATCTCTAGCCCTGTCTAACCAGGAATCTACTCTACTATTGTCTATACTAGCTACAACTGACAGGACTGATAATACCAGAGCAACCGCTAATGATGCTAACGCAAATTTACCAATCATTTCAATCTCCTCCCTTTGTGTCTATAGTGCATTATGTTCGCCTGGGTTCATCAAATGAGAGGCATTTTCATTGGCATCCATACGAGCGTTCATCCGTTCTCGTGCACAAGTGGGACACAGACTCAATTCGATTTCTCTCCGCCATTCATCACGAGTTTTAGGGGTGGTGCTATAGTTATTCAACTCCTCAACGTCCTCGCTGGACAGAACATCTACATGGCCACATTTGTACGAGTGCTCAGATGCGTTATGACCGATACTGTCCGGTCTCAACTCATACTGTGGGTCATGTTCTCCGAGCCATTTTACCTCGTGAAAAACCACATCAATCTGATATTCGTCTCCTGCCCAGTTAATCCGTTTTCCGCTCCATTCCTGAATTTTACCCCGTAGGATACTCATTTTCAATCCCTCCCTTTATTATTAGGCTAGATATACAATGGTTTTAAGTAAAGGGCGTTTATCTTCTCGTTTCTATCTCTGGCATCGCAAAGTTCTTTACACTCTCTTAGAAGAAACGCCCAATGCTGAAGGCTACCTTTCCTCGCAACATATCTCCGCACTGTGCAAAAGCCCCCCACTTTCCCAATACTCCATCCATTGTATATCTTCATTTCAATCCCTCCCTTTGTCTATAGATTTGTTATAGACGTATTATAGATGATGTTTTACCATTTGTCAAGCCCTTTCAGCCCTTTTTTAATATCTAATGTTTTTATGGCTTCGATAAAGGATGCTTATACTGACGAAAGCGATGCCAGTCATGCCACCTGGTAGGCCTGCCTTTCTTGATAACCTTTACCCTGCCATTTGGTGTATACCTGGCACTGAGTTCAATCCCTGATACTCCTGAATATAAACGGTTGCGTGGCATTTAGTCCTCCTTCTGTCGGTATGGTTTTTGTCTATCGTACTCTGATTGATAGCGAGTCCAGTTAGTGATATACAGACCATGCTCATTCTCCTTGATTCGTCCTTCTTCCTTACACTTTCGTAATGTCTCTTCAAGCGTATCGAGGCTGGTATGTATCTCGTGTGCAATATACTCGTGCGGAAATGGGCGTTTGTCGTTGTCACTAATCCAACCAGCTAGGCCACAAAGTCCAGCCAAGCATAGAAGTTTGTCCCAGACTGATTGCTCGGCCTCGGTAAGTTGATAGTTAATACTCCCGTGCAACCTCCCATAACAGTGTAGTTTAATCCATGTTGTGCGACCTCTTTCTCGTGGCATTTCTTACCTCCTCTAATACAGTAGTTATACTTAATCATATCACCTATAGCGTAACTTTGAAAGATAGTTCCCTTGTGTCATCCCCCCCTCTCTCATACTCTCACCCCCCTAGAGAGTATATATAGAACGTAGATAGTAGAGTAAAAAACAACATAAGTTACAAACTACCTACCCCACACCTATAAACCTTTATAAATTGGTTTATCTCCCCCCTCATGTTATAATTAACCTGTGTTTAACAAACTGATATGCAGGCTACACCTTGCCAGGGCACACATCATCCAATGGTACAACGACTCATGCGAGGCTATCTTCGGCTTCCTCTAACCCTCAGTAGCATACACCTGTATATACACCCCGTACGCTGTACACTCTCTCTCTCTTATAAGTTTTCCCTATGCACCTTATAAAATTCCCTTATGAGTCAGACCTTAATCGAGGTCTCACAGCCTGGCAACTGGTTCGTACTATTATTGTTCTGTCATGTAATCAGTCAGCTAGCCAGGCACGAATTGCCTGCCACGCCCTTGGTTTGGTAATGTTTCAGCCAATACCAGGCTAGTTTTGCCGTATTCTCTTCCGCATCACGTGAGTTCCCACGCCTGGAGGCCTCAGATACGAAGCCTCAGGCTCGGTTTTGAAAATGAAAGCATAGTCGAACCCGTATTTGAAACTATGGTAAAAAAAGTCCAGGTTTTATGTAAGGGTGTGGGTATGATATAATTAGGGTAAGGGGAAGACATGGATAGAAGAATGAAAGAAGTAGTGATACACCGTTTAATGGACGAGATAGCAGATGAGATGGGGGTAGAAGTGGATGTAGTAGTGGGGATAATAGAGAGATGGGTAGAGGGAATGGAGTGGAAATTTGGGCGGTTACAGGCGAGGAACTTTGTAATATCGAGGAATTAAGGGGGGAGGTATGAGTCCTTTAACGGAGAAGGGTGCTAAGATAAAACGCAGAATGCAGAAGACATATGGGAAGAAGAAGGGGGAGGGTGTATTTTACGCTAGTGCGAAGAGTAAAAGGATAAAGGGGGTACACAGGTAATGGGAAACATGACGCCGCACGGGGGGAAGCACAAGATAATCAAGGTAGTGTGGAGTAAGAACAACAGTGAGCGGGGGAGCACAGCGAAGACATCTGCGAAGAATCTAAAATGAAGGTACGGGTAGGGATAGACGAGAAGGAGATGTTCGTAGGGAACACTGGTGGGATGGCCAACCTCAATCCTTACCAGTACGGTAGCTACGCAAAAAGCAAGGCGAAACCAGTGAAGAAGAAACCAGTGAAGAAGAAATGAAACCAGGTAGGGCGGTATCTCAGAAGAGTGCCGATGTAATTCGGCTACTTGCGATGACTCCTGTGGAGAGGGCAGCTACAGGCAAGCCGGTCTCAATGGACGAGATAGCTGAGTATTGTGGCGTGCATCCTAAGACAGTGTATAAGTATCGGAAGGAATTGGGTGCATTAGCTGACAAGAACAGGGGACGCCACATGGGGGCGGAAGGCAGGATACAGGCAGATAAGGCAAAGAAACCTGTACAACAAGAGGATAGTGCGGATATTGAAAACTACGATTCTGGTGAATTCCTGGGTAAGCGCAGTGCCAGAATAGACAACGCTTTAATGAGGTCGTGCGAAAGCGGGAATGCGATGTCACTCAAGATATACTATCAGCTAACTAAGAGGCTGATAGAAAAACAGGAGGTCACACATAAGCTAGATGGTAGTTTCCTTGCAAGAGCACTCGTCAGAGCAGACCGAGAGCTTGGAGACACAGGTCACGGAGTGGCTGAAGTGCAAGAAGAGCCTATTTTACTTCGCCAAGGAGTACGTGAACCTACAGGACAGGGCGAAGGAAAGGACAGTGAAGTTCGAGACATGGCCTCACCTCTTACTGGTGATGAGGTTGCTAGGGGAGAAGAAGGGGCTGCTCTTTCTGAAGTCACGGCAGATAGGACTTAGTTGGGTTCTTTGTATTTATGCTCTCTGGAAAGCCAAGTTCTTCGAGAATGTTAAGGTCTTGTTTCTCTCACAGGGAGAGGAAGAGGCTTACGACCTTATTTCACGGTGTAAATTTATTGATGATAACCTACCTGTTTTCTTGAAGGCAAGGCGAGACCCAGACCAGCGTGGATTTGTCGGGTTCCCCGATACAGGTAGTGAGCTAAAGGCACTCCCTTCTACGGAAAGGGCAGGTAGGTCTACGGACGCTACCGTTGTTATCTGTGATGAGTGGGAGTTTCACCCTTACGCAGAGCAGAACTTTGGGGCACTTAAACCGACCATTGACGCTGGGGGGCAGTTTATCGGGCTGTCTACCGCAGATAAGACGAAATTAAACACGTTCTTTAAGAAAAAGTACCATGAGGCAAAGGCGGGCTTTAGTTCGTTCCATAAGGAGTTCTTTGGCTGGCGAGTTAGGCCAGGTAGAACTCAAGAGTGGTTTGACGAGGTAACTAGAGACTTAGCCGACTGGCAGAGAGAGCAGGAATACCCTGATACAGAGGAAGAAGCCCTTGGGGTACTCAAGACAAGACGCTACTTTTCTGAAGACGCCTTACTTCAAATGCCTATTAAATATCCCCTTGAACATGAGTTGTCTGATAAGTACAAAGGCGTGGTTAGAATTTATAAGGTGCCTATCACCGGCAGGAAGTATGTTATCTTTACCGACCCTTCTGAAGGAGTGGAAGACCCCCATGCGACTATCGTGAGAGATCATAATAGTGGTGAGTGGGTAGCTATATCTCATGGGATGACTACGGCAGATGAATGTGCTCGAATACATGATGACCTGGTAAGACTCTATAATGGGGCGTGGAACTCCTTTGAGCTTAATAATAGGGCTGGCGGTATTATGGACGAGAAGATAAAGGCTCTAGCTACGCCAAGCCAATGTCCTTTTGTGGATGCTAACGGAACCTTGAATACAAAGGGGAAATACGGATGGTGGACTAGCAAGACGCTTAAAGAGAAGATGAGACTTACCCTTGAAGAGAATGTAAGGACTCAGGCTGAGACAATCTACGATAAAGACGCACGAGACGAGTTACTGAACTATATTCAGCCTGAAGGACAAGACCCGTGTGCTCCAGCAGGGGGTCATGACGACTTTATTATGGCTGCTGGCGGGTGTCTGGTGATTGATAAGTATATGCCCGTTGGGGCTGGTAGGGTTAGGACAGTGCGGGCAGTGGAGAGATGGTAATGGCTAATGTGCAACAAATACATAATTTCAGAGACTACCTATTAGACTTCTATCAGCAAACGAGGATAGAGCAGGCTACTGACGACCTGTTCTATCGGGACGCCTTCCCTGTACCCCAGATTAGGAACCAGAGTAGGTTGCAGAGAACCGGACGGGCATCTCGAATGGTAGATAGACCAGCAGAACATATTATTACCTCAAATCCACAGGCGTTTCGTATGATAACTAAGCCCGATGACGCAAACAGGAATAGAGCACTTAACGTTAGTCGTGAGGTTAATAGATGGATGGGAGTGTGGAAAAGGCAAAACCCCAACCCAGTTAAGGAGTTTGTTAAAAATCTTCTTAGGAGAGGTGAAGCGTGGTTGCATCCCCTTCATAATGAGAGGTGGGTTACTACTCCTAAACAAAGAAGTGGAGTACCAATTTTACTTCCTGTACCCGATCCAATGATAATATTCGCCGACCCAAACGAGGACGAGAACGGTATTCCAGAGAGAGTAGTAGTGTACTACGATAGGCTACCCTCAATCATTAAGTCCAAGTATCCTAAATGGCAAGGGCCAAAGCCCACAAACGATGGCTCTGCGGTGACTACTGTTAAATGGATGGAATACTGGGATAAGGATACGTGCTACTTTGAGGCTGATGATATGGGCGTGTATGCAGGCAGGAATCTGTACGGAATCGTGCCATTTGTCCACAAGTTGTCTGGGTTTGGCAAGAGTTCTCCAGAAGGTAAGATGGAAGACTTGATTGTGGGTAGGTTGAGGAAGGTGAGAGACCTTTTACAGCGTGAATGTGCTATTATCAGCGATATTGATAGTACGTTCCACCTGTTTGCTAATAGGAGTATTGATGTCCAACCTGTAGATGACCAACATGAAGTACCTGATGGATTTGCAGAAAAGTACGAAATGGGGCCTGGGTTAGTTCACGAAATACCACATGGACTTACCGTTACGAGGTCGGTGGAAGTTTTACCAGAGCCAGAGGTATTTCAGTATGTCTACCGTATCAGTCAGGAATTAGAGGAGGAAGACCCGTTGGTTATGGCAGGTACGGCAGTTGGCTCAACTGGTAGGCAGCAGGGTATGACAATGGCCTCTGCTCTTAGACGATACGATACTATTGTTGAGAATACAGAGTATGCCTTTGCAACCGCTATAAGTATCGGACTGCAAATGTGCGATAGAATTCCTACGCTCTGTCCTGACGAGTTCGGTATGAGTAAAGAGGACATTAACAAAAGCTATGCTGTTGATGTGGCTTTGAAGGCTGAAGACCCTATTGAGTCAGATAGAAAGGCTACTCTGGGTAGTAGACTGTATCAGCAGGGCGAGATAGATATTCGTACGAACTTGGTGAAGTATCAGAATTATACAGAGGAAGAAGCAGAGGAAATCATTACTAGTATGATGGTTGATAAGGTTATTATGGGTAGTCCCGACATAGCGGAACTTATTGGATTGAAGGCTGCTGAAAAACTCGGCATCACAGACGAAATTAGAGCACTACAGGAGAGACGGAAGCAAGCGGAGAAACGTGTTTCTGCATTAGGGCAAATAACGTCCCCCTCCGAGATGACGCAGCGTACAGGGGAAGTAAACAGCCCGATGGGTAGGGAGATGATTGATGAGGCACTAGCTAATAGAGGGCAACGGGTTGCCCCAGAGAGATATAGTAGAGGGTAGTAATGAAAGATAATATCTATGATGAGGTCTTAGCTAGAACTTTACAGAGAGTGGATAAAGCTGCAACGAAGGTGGCCGAGCAGTTTAAGAATGTTAAGCCGTTTGATAAAGAGCAAATACCCAAACGGGAGCTTGTGGGGGCATATCGAGGGCTAAGCGTGCCTGAGATGAACCAACTTATCGAAAAGTATGGTGCCGATGTGGTGGACGAGTTTATCTACGAGATGGAAACCGAATCACAGAAACAGGAGCAGAGAAATGCCAGACGATTGGAGTAGGCGGTTAGAAGAATTCGGGACTGCATGGGAGACCCCTTACGGTATGCATGCGCCAATAGGTATTTCGTCAGGTGATACTGGAAAAGCTATTGAGCGTCTTTACGCTCTTATGGGAGAGGGTGTGGACTTTACCAGCGGTGACGTGGCTGAGAAAAACAAGCGTTACCTGCGAGGCTTGGATGTTTTGTTAGCCCTGGATGTTGCCCGTGGCGTAATGAGTCGTGACGAGTATAGGCGTATTTTGGGCGAGTACACCAAACGGTATTATCAGCCGACAACAGGTTTCAGTTCCTCAGGTCGGGGAAAAGGTCTCACCCTCGTACCTGAAGATGCACTTTATCATAAAGCAATTATGATTGAGCCACAGGAGAAACTTAGGTCAATTCTAGCTTCGTCCATTGAGAGTATTCAGACGCAGGATAAGCAACGAGTTGCGGGCTGGAATAAATATGAGGAATGGCGCAGAAAGACGGAGCCTTATCTGAACTCTCGTAGGGTAAGACTCACTAGTAAAGAAATGGCATGGGCGAGGGCGAAGGTGGGTAAGGCTTACCTTACGCTTGAAGATAAGGAGTGGGCGGCTGCTCAATTAGGTAAGCCGTTTCTCGCAAACGCTCAAATTGAGGACATTAAATCAAAGGCCGGAACTTGGGCCAGTCAAGGTGTGGAATCTAAATTTCTGCCTTTCGCTACTGAGGTTGAGCAGTATCAAGCAGACATTCAGGATTTAGCTGGTCAGTTTGCTAAACAGCACCCCGAATGGGCAGACCAATTACCTGCTCGTAGGGCACAGACATTAGAAAGAACCTTGGAGGGTCAATTTGGCATACAGGCTCCTACTGATGACATGAGAGCACAGGCTTGGGAACAGGGACGGAAAATGGCATTGGGGGCTATTGCGAGGCAGAGTCCAGATAGGGCTTGGATAAAGGCGTGGGAACTAGCTCATAAACCCAACCCTTATGAGAGAGAGTGGGGTGAAAGGGATGAGGCTGAAGCAGCGCTGGCTCGGTCACGTGGCGAACTGGGAAAGTTTAGTGCTTTAGCAGAACGGTATCCCGCTGGTGATGATACTGGGAGATATGGGACTTTAGCAAGAACGGTTGAAAGAGCTAGAGACTTGGCTGAAGAAAGTGTTGGCTTCTGGGAAGAGGAAGTAGGTGGACTTGAGGGCGGATACCGCAGACCAGAAAAGCCGTATACTCCACCTCCAACCCCTGCATTTTTGGCTGAGATGGTTCCTGGGCTGGTAGCAGGGCAACCGATACATAAAGGTGCGAACGTACGTATACCGAGTCCTCAATCACTGGGTAGGAGAAGTCCTGCTCAGTTACAGCAGTGGGCTGGTTATTTAGATTGGCGTGGTATTTCAGTAGAAGACATACTATCCGAAATGCAACGGAGATTGCCTGTTACACCTCGTGAAGCACGTGGTACTAGGTGGGCACCAGCACGGCAACGGAGATAGTAATGCCTTACAAGCAATTCTTTCGGGATAGTGATTGGTACAAGCAAATTAAACTGGGCGAAGAGCGCCAGGCTATAGCTACTGACGAACAACCTAGAGAGTTTGTTACTGGGCAAGCCCTTGATAAAATATACGATATGCTTGGTATTCAGCCATTTGCTCCTCGTAGTGAGGGTGGAGATATAAGGCCAGTAGGTAGAGAGGAATTTGAAAGAGGTCGTAACTGGTCTGAACTAACTGCTGGATTTAGAGAGTTTGACCCTCGCTGGAACCCTGAAGCAACTCAGGATTGGGTTGTAATGGCTGCTTCATTAGGTATACCGAGTGGCACGGCTGTTCGTGCTGCATTGCCTACTACTGGGAGAGCAGCTAAAATAGCAAGTGCATTTCTTAAACCAGTTCAAGTAGCTGAACAGTTACCAGGGACGATTGCTAAAGAAGTACTGAAGGAAGCTGGGAAGGGGTTACAGCCAGTGAGTCGTCCTGTGGCTGCGTATGCACGCAAGTTAATGCCCGACTTACCTGAAAGACTCCCTCGACCTCTATCGTATGACCAGTTAGTAGCTGGGATTAAAGCGGCCAAGCCTGCTCGTGCCCTTTCCGAACAGGAAAAGAAAAAGGTATTTGCACCGAAACTTCAGGAATATACTACAGAGTTTCTGGAAGGTGAGGATGCGATTCAAGCCCTTGCTAGAGGCAGGCAGAAACTAGCTGGCTCTTTAGGGGATACACACTTTCAGCTACCAGAAGATGTTAAATTGACGCAAGAAGGGTTGAATGAATTAGCTAATTATGTACGCTTTACTGAAACCAAACCACTTCGAGCGGGTAACACGGTTGCTGCTCTGGTGAAGATATGGAATGGCGAAATCCCGCAACCTCATGAGTTTAGGTATATTCAAAGGATATTCCCTGAATTGGCAGATGCCCTTGAGCCACACATGAAGCCTGGGGCTTGGAGTTATATTGCCGATGTTTTGAACTTGCCTCGTGGTCTGATAGCTTCTGTAGATGCTAGTGCTATGGCAAGGCAGGGGTTCTTCATGGGGGCTAGGCATCCAAAAATGGCTGCAAAGTCTATGGTGAATATGCTCAAGGCTACGTATAGTGAGAAGAATATTGCTCTTATTGAGCAGGACATATTCGCTAGAGAGCATACGGAGGAATTACTGAGGTTTGTACCCGATATCCTAGCTGTTATGGCTAAGGGGCCAAGAATCGGATTAACTCGGTATGAGGAGAACTTTATATCTCGCTGGGCTACTAAGTTATTTCCTCATGTAAGGTGGTCTGAACGGGCTTATGTGACTTATCTGAATGATATGAGGTCACGGGTTTGGGAAAATGCCTTTAGGAACTTGGAAAAGGCCAATGCTCCTGAGTCAGAATATAAACTTATGGCTAAACTTATAGCTGCTAGTAGTGGGCGTGGCATCGTGCCTGAATCCATTAAGGGGACGATGCCTACACTGGCTGGTATATTCTTCTCTCCACGTTACCAAATATCAAGGTTCCAGTTCCCGTATTATGCTATTCGGGCTTTACGCCATCCCAACTCCCCTGTAGCTAAGGAAGCGTGGGGGCAGATATTAAGTGGACTTGGAGTTGGTACGGGGGTACTTAGCCTAATGCAAATGACCGGTATAGGAAGGGTGGGACTTGACCCACGCTCTAGCGACTTCGGCAAACTTATCATAGGTAATACAAGGATAGATATGTGGACTGGGTACGCTCAGTATATGCGCTTCCTAGTACAGTTCTTTGGTGGACAGAGGATGACATTACAAGGTAAACTCCAGAAGGTAGACCCTCGGTGGATTGGTGCTAGGTTTGCTCAGTCTAAATTGTCCCCTGCTGCTGGTTTGTTCCTTGATATGCTGGTGGGTAGAACTTATGTTGGAGAGGAACTGAGACCTGAGTCGAAAGTAGTCCTAGCTCAATCATGGCGTAGGTTAGCCCCTCTTTTCGTACAGGATATGATAGATGCTTTAGTGATAGATGGGTTAGAAGGTGGGTTGGCTGCCATTCCAGCGTTCTTTGGTGCTGGTGTTTATACCAGTGAGGAGAACTGGCCGTACCGAACACCGAGAAAAGGTGAAAGGAAAATCCGTACCACTAAGTAGCCCGTATATGGTGTGTTTGCAAGAACTACTACTACATGTGGTATAATTAAAATAGCACAATAAAGTGCAACTAGATAACCCTTCGGGGGAAACTAGGGGAGGTTAAAAGAAATGGGAGAACCAGAAGTAACCCTAACGCCTCATAAAGGAAGCATTGGAAAGGCAATGCAAGCAGAGAAGCCACCGCCTGCACCTCCAGAGAAACCAGTAGCGACTGGGTCATCTGAAGAGGAAGAGAAGCCAGACCCGATAGCTTATGTAATGAGTAAGATTGAGGACATGGAAAAAAGGCTTCGTAATCAGGATACGGCTATTGCTAGAAAAGAGGCGGAAAACAAGCGGCTACAGCGAGACTTGGAGAGTCGGGATGACGAAAGGGACTTGAATCGGACTCTTGTTAGTTTTCTTGCTGCTGAGAAAGGGCAGACTGAAGACCAGTTTGAGGGCGATATTAAAAGTCGTGCCCCAGATGTGATTGCGAAGTTTGATACCCTTGTCGAGCAGCAGAAGCGAAGGAGAGAAGAAGAAGGTTTCCGAGAACGAGTTGCCGACTATCAGAGGCGGACTGAAGATGCTGGTTTAACTGAGAAAGATGACGACTACTGGATAATTCAAGATGCTGTTTTTAAAGGTCAGTTTCCTAGGGCAGATGCGAAACTAGACCAATTAATTGAAAAGGCATCACAGAAGAAACCAGTAGACACAGAAGCTCAGGAAAAGCTCAGGCGGAAAGAGATAGAGGAAGAGGCTCGCAGGATGCTTGAAGAAAGTGGACAACTGAAAACTGAGACAGGCTCACCTTCTGGCCTGGTTTCAGGAAAGTTCACGATGGCGCAGATTGACGCTATGAGTGCTCAAGAGTTTAGGAAGAACTTTCCTAACGGCACTTCGGATGTGGCACAAGGTGTGCAAGAAGGTACAATAAGTGTGTAAAGGTCGATAGGAACGGTGAGAGTGAAGTTCTGAGTCCTAATTTAATAAGGATAAGAACAAAATGGCTTACGATGCAATTTCAGCTACGAATCTAGCTAACTGGATACCAAGTGTCTGGTCGAAGGATGTATTGGCTGATGTAGAAAACAGTCTTGTTGTCGGTGCTTTGTGTGATAGGGGCTATGAAGTCTATGCCAGAGATGGTGGGGATAGCATAGTGGTGCCCAAACTTCATAACCTGAGCGCAAACGTTGTCAACACGGCTGTCGATGTCACCTGGTACGATGCTGTCCAGAACGTGCAGAACATAACTCTTAACCAGAAATATGATGTTGCTGTTATGGTGGACGATATCAACCAGATGCAAACGAACCCAAAGTATTTTGACAAGGTACGCACCAAGCTGGCTTATGCTTTGTCCAAACAGATTGATACGAACTGTGCTGTTCAATTCAGAAGCTTTAATAGCACGGTTGGTACAGTCAACGTAGCTACCACGGAGACAGACCTTATTGATGCCTACGAAGACCTGAACAATGAGAATGCTCCTGATGATGGCAGGGCATGGGTCTTCCCTCCACGAACACTAACTGATCTGTTGAAACTCGATTACTTTGTCAAGATGGACTATGTTGGTGATAGCGTTGTCAAGAAAGGCTTTACTGGCCGTCAGATATTTGGCTCCCCAGTCTACCGGTCGACTAACCTGGATGCCTACGCTGGTAACGCTTACCCTGCTGGGTACTTCCAGCAGGAAGCCATTGCCCTTGTCTTGCAGATGTCGCCTCGGTTTGAAATTGGGCGATTCCCCGCAAGGCATAGCGATGGTATCATCGGGCTAGCTGTGTTTGGCATACAAGTGATGCGATCCACATACGGTGTCTGTATCAACACCAGAGGTGGCTAAACTATAGGGGGAGGGTTAATTCCCTCCCCCTAGAAAGTAGAGAGAGTGTGAATCTGAAACCTGATATACTGCTGGCGATTTGCTCTCACAGAGCAATATCTACCCCTACAGTGCAATCGTTAGAACAAATGCGTGTGGCACTGCTTCAGGGGAACCTAAACTTCAACTATTCCCTCGGTCTCTTTGTTGGAGATGCTTTGCTCAGTCGGTGCCGTTCCCAAGCGTGCACTAGATTCCTTGAGCAAACTAACTTACCATATATGCTCTTCATTGATGACGATATTCTCTTCACCCCAGAACATGTCCAGAAAATCTATAATTCCCTGAAGGCAGGGTACGACCTTATCGGCGGGATTTACCCCGTGCGAGGGGCTTCACAACTATCGTCTTACGGGTGGGCTGGTAATGTGGAAGTGGATAATAGAGTTCAAGAGATTGAATATCTTGCTACAGGTTTTATGGGAGTATCCCGCAAACTACTAGAGAAAATGATTAAAGAGCTTGCATTACCTATGCTTAACCCGAATGATTGGTCTCGGTGCTGGCCGTTCTTCGAGTGCGGTAGGTTAAGAAGCGAGGACAGAAAAAAGGGGGGTGACTCTATCTACATAAGTGAAGACTGGGATTTTTGTCAGAAAGCTAGAGAGATTGGTACTCGGATATTTGCCGACACCTCAATACAATTAGGCCATTTGAGGGAGGAAATGTTTACTCCACAACATGTTCAGCAGAACCAAGCTAACGGCCATATGCAAGGAAATGTTTATGGGCCAATGCGCCATCAGCAAGCGTTAATGCAGAGAGTGGATGAGGATTTGAGTGAGTTTCTACAGTTACCTTACTCTGAAATTCATAAGAAACTAGCTACCGCACAAGGTGAATTGGTACGGCTTTGGAAAGAGCAACCCGGCTCTGCCAAGTTCTATAAGGATAACCCGTTATACTTGTTTGACTTAGCTACTTTCAACCAGAATCCTGCTTACTTTGAGAGTCGGTTAGGGCAACTGTTAAATGTTCATGGGGCCAAGATACTGGATATTGGATGTGGAATTGGCACAGTTGTGTTTGGCTTGGCCGACCAGGGGAATGACGTTACTGGATGGGAGATAAACAAGCCATGCCTAGACTTCTGCAACTTCAAGAAAGAGAAATATAACCTGAAGGGTGAATTCACGGGGAAGCAGCCGAATTACAATGACTTTGACTTAATTATTGCCGTTGATGTGCTTGAACATATAAAGGAATTAAAACAGTTCCTATTTCGTTTAGGGACTAGTATGAAGCTAAATGCAAGGTTCTACCATTCCGACTTCTTCCCTCGTGGTGAGGTATGGCCGATGCACTACGAGGAACATGCAGAACATCTGGGTAAATGGCTAAAGAACGCAGGCTTAGTATCATGGGATGAAAGGTGGGCAATAAAAGCGTAAGGAGAGAGTATGAGTAAAAGAAAAACAAAACCTAAAGTAACTATTACAGAGGAGCCGGAGGTCAAGATAGAAGCAACCCCGAAGGTCGAAGGGGATAAAATCGACATCATTCTTGCAACCCATAATAACTTGGGGCTGACAATCGAATGTGTGAGTGCATTATATTCCTTTACGCACATGCCCTTCATTCTACATGTGATAGATGACTCGGACGATTTAACCCCTCAATACTTTGAGCAATTAAACCGAGAAACAGGTAATGTTGATTATTACCGCCCTTCGGAGAAGATAGAACATGGGAACCAAATTATTAACTATGGCCTAGAGAGGTGTTCTACCGACATAGTGGCATACCTTGGGAATAGCACCATTGTCGAACCAGAGTGGCTTGTGGCTGCTCATCAGATTATGAAGCAGGAAGAATTAGTGGGATTGATTGGCTTTAAGTTGCTATACCAAACTGGAGCTATAGAACACGCTGGTATGTGGTGGACTCCTGAAATGCCACATCACATGAATATTGGGGTAGGTGAGGCTGGGCATAGACATACGTTTGTGAGGGAAGTAGAGTTGGTTGGTTGGGCACTTGTTCTTATTAAGAGAGAGGCATTCCCTCAGCCGTTAGATACAGTTGGTTATATCGGCTTCCGAGGCTACGATGATGTTGATAACTGCATGGAGTTGCGGAGACGTACGAAGAAGCTAAAGAATGGTGAGGAAGTGAACTGGAAGGTCATATATTGTGGTCTTGGAGCAGCGTATCATAAAGCAGGGGCGACAAGGTATCGGGATGATGAAAATTACTCACTGGAACATGAGTATAACAGAAAGAGCTTTCTAAAGAAGTGGGGCGGTACACAACAGGCTATTGATTCAGTCGTAATGAGTAGGGTGTTGCATTGAAAATAAAAAAGAGAGAATACTATATCGCTACAGTCTGTGACCTTTGTGGTACTGAGATTCCCGATACATGGCAAGGAGATGAGTGCTTTATCTGTGGGAAAGATGTTTGCGTGAAGTGTTCTGTTGGTGTCAGGGGATTTGACGATAGAATTGTTTGTTCTGAACACTTGAATGACGCTAACTTGGTAAACAAGATGCTTACTGAGGAGGATGAAGTATAGTCCAATGGCAATCCGATATGGAATAATGGTTAAGACTAATGATGGCAGGTCTATCTACCCATATATTAAGACAGCTGACTTGGTGGGACAAACCATTGATACTACCTTTTTCCTCTCGTTGTTTCCTGAACACACTCCAGTCAGGTTTGAAATAAAGCGGAACCCCACAAAGTTGATTATAGAAGCGGTTGAGTCCATTCAGGATGATGGTTAAAAGGAGGAATAATGTGGACTAACAAAGATGTAGAAGATTTAATGACTGTCTTGAGAAGTATTGAGGCGTGCTTATTACGTGCGGAGCGTAGCAGGGAGCCATCACCAACAATAGTAACCCTAACAAAGCAGGCTAGGCGTAAAAGGGGGAGACCCGCAAAATGAAACAGCAAATGGATAATTTAACAAAGGTAATTGATAAGCGTGTTATGGCAATACTGCTCCCTGGCCCATCTATTACGGAACTAGAGGAGAAGATAGGTCAGTTAGAAGAACTGGATATCTGCTACACTTCTGTCAACGACTTTTGGATAATGGAAGAGCGGATACTAAGCAAAATAGCTAAAGACTTGGATATTGTGATGTGTAGTTCAAAGGAATGCAATGTGCCCAGCGGGAGGCATACTCAGTTCCTTGACCGAGACGACTATAACTTATTTGTGACTGAGGAGATGTCATTTCATCATAGCCTCGGCGAATACAAGAAGAAATATGCTGACAAACTATTCTTCTTTAATGCAGATAGAACGGGAAACGCATTGGCTCAGCCATCTATGGAGCACCCGTTAAACTTTCTTGCTCAGTGTTCCTTTTCGATTCTATTATGCCTCGGTATTATTGGTGGGGCTAAAGCTATTGTATTGTTTGGTGCCGATGGCGGTCGCCCAAGTGGTACGGGCAGTCTCTATTATGGAGGTTGGAGTTCCCAGTCGGAATCACGATTATCGTTTGATACCATCACCTTTAATAATACGATGCCCATTATACTGAGAAACCTTTATACACGGTATAGTGTGCCAGCAGTGCGAGTTGTGAATTGCTCTCTTCATAGCAAGTACGAAGTATTTATTAAGCAGACCTATAACGGTGTTATCAAGTGGCTTAGGAGAATTCACGGCTATGATACCTAATTGGCAAGTATGATATAATTAAAGTAAGAGGCATAGGGGGGAGTCAATGCCTAACTGATAAGGATATAGGGACTCCCCCCTTTCTTGTTGGTAAGGCATTCCCCCAAACCTCGTAGAGCGCAGGGTCGATGAAAGGCGACTTGCCTTGAGGCGCTCTTAAAATAAAAGACGGAGGAAGAAAAATGGCTCTACAATACAATATCAAGTACAAACTCGACTTAAGGCAGACAGCTCGAATCGTTGGACGGAGGATAATTAGTAAGAGCGTCAACTATCAGGTTGACTATCTTACTGACCCTGGGTCGTTAATTGTTGCTAATAACAGTGGACAGCTAATCAACTTCACCTTGCCCTATGTGGAACAGTGTAACGGGCATTGTTATAGTTTCATGGCTGGTAATACCGGGATTATGATGGTGTCTGCTCGAAATGCTGATACGATGGTGACGTTGAACGATGTGGCTGCTGATGCGGTGAACTATGGATACACCAATTACATCGCTGGGTCAGCATGTGACATCTGGTCTGACGGGACAAAATACTATCACATGGATAAGAGTCCTGTGCAGAATGCCGTTATATCAAGTTTCGTAGTCGATTCCTAAACTATAAGGCGAAGGGAGAGAGATGCCATTTTACGAATTTGAGTGTGATACGTGCAGAGGGAGAACTGAAAGGCTTCTCCCTATGCACAGTAGTAAACCAGTGCTCTGTGAGTGTGGGGGAGCACTCTCGCAGGTTTTCACATCCCCGTTTGCTATTTTCATGGGTAAAGTTCCTATTTCGTTTCATCGGAAGTTTGCTTATCCCCATCATGATGCCAAGAAACCATAAGAGGAGGGAAGATGGCTGTAGTTCATGTCGGTAAAGCAATAGAGTTCACCTTGAAACCTTGGGGGGCTGGCTTGGCAACCAGCAATGGTGTGCAGTATGGCGGTGTAGTAAATGTCACACCAGCCAATTCCGCTCAAGAAGCAGTGTGGCATACAATAAATACTGATACGATCAATATTATACCGGAGTTCTACCCTGGAGGCGAAGGTAGGCTAAAGGAACTCGAAGTAGGTCTTACGTTGGCTACTAAGAGTCCCGATAATGCCACTGCCCAGATAGTCTGGATGCTGCGAGGGCGAGACGAGAGGGGTGCACCAGCGTGGAAAGACCTTTGTGCACAACAGACACAGGCTGGTAATGCTAACCCTTGGTACGATATGTCTATCAGTGGGTTAATGCCTATCCAAACTAACTTCAACCGCACACCATTTCAGCTAGGGATTGTAGCTAATGCCAATGTGGGTAGTGTGTTCCAAGTCAAGATAAAGAACTCTAGCTATGTTCGAGC